TGCTGTTTGAGGAGCAAACATATTTGCAAATAATCTTGATTCATCCACCTGTACTTCACGACCAAGTAATTGACGCATTTCTTCAAATGTAATGCTGTTTTGCATATATAATTGAACAACATGGTTTTCTCGCTTGATCTTTGCATCGAATTCGATTTCATGGAAGACAAAATCTACTTCATCGTCTGGATTTAAAATCGGGTCAAATCCACCTTCGAATAGTAGTTCATTGATTACACGGAACTTTAAAAAATCTGAGATGATTTTTTGGAATTCTTTTACACTGTCATTTAGTGCAGCTGATTGATTGTCACTTGTCGATTTATTCGCCGTATCACTAATACCCATGATCGTGTCACTTACACCAAGTCCAGCAAATACACGCTGTCTGAAGTATTTTAGATAAGCAGATGCATCAATCGCTTGCCCCTGAGCGCCAATTACTTTAATGTCATGACGTTCTGGCATAACGATCGCACCATCAAGTGGCATCTCTTGGATTTGTGCTTGTAAATCTAAGATTTCATCGTCATCTGCTTCGTATCCAGTTTGAGGAAGACCTACTTTGTAGGCATATAAAGGAAATAGGTTGCGGTATATTAATCTAGCAACATTCTCTTCTATTTGACGAAGTAACTTAACGTCGTCGAGTACATTATAGAAGTAAGGTACACCGTATGCTCGACCAGTTGGTCTACGATATACTAAGTGCTCAATCTCTGTTGCATTAAACTCCGTTGTTGTATTCCCTGATGTTTGCTGATAGTTTAGTATTTTTCCAACATCATCACGGGCTACTTTTATTTGCTGAGATGGAAGAACGAAGTATCCAGCAATCGGCTGTTTTCCTGTATACCCTACTGCACTGACACCAGCAGGCATTGGCGTTTTCGCACGGGATTTAACCATGTATACATTTCCAAATACAACAAAATTGTCACCAATTTCTTGAAGAAGTGCATCAATACTCTGCCCTGTTCCTTCTGCCATTAACTTCAGTCGAGTCCATAAATACTCAACTGCTTTGTCATTTTTACCAGTCAGTTCCCACCCATTTTTAAACATGAGCGCTGAATGCTTATCAGTCGCTCTCTTAATATAGGAATCTGTAAAGTAAGCACGACTAATCTCATTTAAATCAACTGGATTGTCTTCAAAACTACCACTTCGTGCACCACCTGTTGTTACAGCACTTCCTAGACGCTTTACTGCTGTCTTCTTCGGATCACGTTTAATGGATGGTGCTTCGACAACCTTTCGCTGAAAGGTCATACGTTTTTGAAACTGCCTGATCATGCTCACATTCTTTCACCTCACATTGTCGCAACGATCTGATAGCCAACTCTTGCATGTTCCTTTTGTAGAATCGATTCAAGCTTTTCTTTTCGTACATCGTTCGCAAGTGAATGGAATCGGTACGTATCTTGAAGCATCGTTTCATACTCATTTGTCATATACTGTGCCCCGCGCCCTACTTCATCGAAGAACAATTCAATACTACGTTTTTGACTTGGATCTTTTAAGTAGTGCAATTGATCTTGCAGAGCTGTCATGACCACATTTCGAACTTCTTTACGTTCAATCAACTGGTCATGCAGTCGTTTCGCAACAGGAAGGGAAGCAGTATTTCGGAGTATGTTGGTTTTCTTATCGATATCTTGCTTGTAGTAATTAAGGGATAATTTCAATGCAATGGCCATCCCATTGTTTCGGTCTGTCCGAATCTTTGGATGGCTTTCTTGTTTATTCAAAAGTACCTTAACCTGTTCATTATCGATCTGGCTACCGCTAGCTAACCCTTCAAGGATTAACTCGCCATTTGCAGTGAGGGCAGATAGTGAGGTATCAAGCAGTTGTACACTTTCTTGAATTTGTTTTCGTCCACGTAATTCATATTCATATTCACGTTTGACGGTTTCGTAGGATTCAACTACATCAAAGTAATCACCTTGCTCGAAGGATTCTCGCAGTAAATTATAGTACAAACTTTCAGTATCCTCATAGTGTTCTACAAGCCCAGCGAATGCTTTCTCTTTTGCAAGGATAGCTTCTTTTGACGGATAGGTATTCTTGATTAAATACTGGTAGAGGTGCGATAACTCCCCCGCCCAGTCTGCTAACTCCGCAACATCCGGATAGAGTTCCAGTGGGAGGCTTCCATATACATCGGATGCATACTGCTCCACTGTGTCGACGATGGCGTCTTCCAGTGGCGACCGTTCAGTCGACCCGATAGCATCCACGTACTCATCAAGGGTGACGTATGGTTTATTAAGACCAAGTTCAGTAAGCTGAGGAAGGTCGGCTGTCGGCACTTCAAAGTCGAGCGCCGTCAGGTTGGGCACACTACCCGTATGGGAAGCCGTGAACAGCGACGGATCGGCTTTCACCGTATCCAACACTTCTCCCTTAAGGGATTCCAGTGCATCCTTCACGATATTAATCGTGTCTTCCATCTCCATTAGTTTCTCCACCCACTCCACGTCGTCTTCCGATGTGGGAAGCGTGTCGTCCAGTGGATCACCATCATCTGTCGGCGTTATTTCCTGGGATGAGTCCCCTATTACATCATTTACTGAACGGTATGCAGAGGAAGGACGATAGTTAATCCGGCGTCTTTCTTCATCTGTATCAATGCCATCATGGCCAAATAATTGATCTTCGTTCATTGCTTCACCTCGTTTAGTAAAAGGGGCGGTCACCCACCCCATGCTTTATGCTACCATGAACCACGACTAGAGAATCCACGGCTCGAACCTCGTTGTCCCCATGAGAGACTTTCGGAGCGACCCATGCGAGCTTGTGCCCTTTTCTTCGGTAGTTGGCGTAGTTCATCTTTTGAATTCTTTTGTTGGTAAATATTCTTAACTGGATCCCTATGCACCGTACGGATGAATCCAAACTCTTTTGCTGCTGGTTTCTGGGTGATGGTATTTACTAAGTCTGGATACTCTTCAATGAAGGCAAACGTTGCAAACATGAGTCCATCCAGTGCGTGCTCGTCCTTACTTGTAAACGTCGGCACACCATTCGCTGTCACACGTTCAACTGTGTAGTTCGTCATCTGACGGTAGAAGGTTTCATCAATTTCTCGGTTTGGAATCCGCAGCTGACCTCGTTCGAGAATCAGAGTTAACTGGTTTACTAGAAATGGCTTGAGTGGCTTACGGTCAAATACACGTGTCACTGGGTCTCGTACATCATAGGAAGAACCTAAGTGAACACCCTTTACCTTCTCCCCGATTGACTTACGGAGTATCTCGATCTGATACTCACCTGCTCCTCGGTCACAATAGATGGCGAATGGATCATAAATACGGTCCAATTCAATTAGTCGTTGCACTGCCACATCATACGTGAATTCGGACTTCGGAATCCCAATACGGTTGATGACCTTAAAGCGACCAAATCCTTGAATGGAATCCTCCCCAAGTTCTTCTCGTACACGACGAGGATCATTAGGTTCATACTGGAGAACAACAATGGCTGTTTCGGCATTGTATTTGTCCCAGTCTACCCCAATGGCAATCGGTGCATTACTAATACGACTCACATGATATTCGTAAACTCTTGATGCCGATTCGTCAATTAAGTCCTTGTTAAACACCCCGATTAATTCGGATCCGAAGTTTGCATTAACCTCCTGGTCGTAAGCCACCTCGCTGAATTGGGTACGCAATTCCTTCTCCATTGATGGTGACCAACCAGGGTTTACGCTGGATGGGAAGTGGAATTCCATCCACCCTTCTGCGGTTTCTCGGTCATAGGATTTGATGTCGTATTTGTTAAATTTGTTCTTCCGCACCTCTTGGTTAAACTTCATGGAATTGCAAATCTTCCAAAACATACCACGTCGACCTGTTGGCGTCGAACTCACCATTACGCCAATTCCTTTTGGGTTTTCGAACGTAATGGCATAGATTGCTTCAAAGGATTGGTCATCTAAATAGTCCATTTCATCAATGTATAACCAACTACATTTCTGACCACGCAGTGATCCACCCTGGTTACCTGATTTGGTCCCCGCCGTAAAGAGTTTAATAGTTGACTTGTTCTTAAACACAATCTCATATGGATTCCGGCGAGAGCTTTTCACTGAATCTGCTAATATTGGATTATTACCTACGTGTTTCATAATTTCATCGAATATTAGTTTTGCTTGTGTTTCATAAGGAGTCGCAACAACCACCGTTGCACCCTTACGATTCTCGCGTCCACCATTACAAGTGAAGGCCACCCACATCATGTGGGCCACCATCGTCCATGTGTTATGAACAACGATATCCTCACATACCAGATTGTGAGTTTCAGGAACATACACATCATAAGTTTGCTTTCGTCCAACCGGAGCGATGTCCACCACTTCTTCCCATAGGACGCCACCATCTACTAAGTCTAATAGAAAGCTAGATTCTAAGTTTTGAGCATATTCCCGTGCGTTGGATAGACTGATTCCTGAATCCACTCGGAATCGACGGTTCGGGCAGCCAATGACTTCCGACTTCTTGAGTCCTTTACGAAGTCGCTCTTCCTCGATGTGTTTCCAGATTTCTTTTGGAAGGGTGTGCTCACTGGATGTCATCTCATTGGCACGACTACGTAGTTCACTGTAGTCACGGTCAGAGGATGCCACTTCTTCTAAGAACTGAAGGACACTTGTGCGGTGGTAAATCATTAGGTGGAAATAGTCTTCTCCGTTTGCTGTCTTCTTTAGGATGTTGCTTTGAATCCCAAAGCGTAATAATAAGTGCTTTAGATTAATCGCAAATCGATGCTTTCGTGTTCCATATCCTAGCTCAACGATTCGACCAGCGAATGCCCACCCACCAGCTGCATATAGCGAGCCAATGAAGTATGCCAGGTGTTCTTTGTCTAGTTCATAAACCCATTCTGGAATGTCGCCACGCTCGATGGCTTGATAGTCTTGATACGAAGTGAATTGATAGAGGTATAATGAGGTTTTCTTGTGAGGGAGTGTGTAGGTACGAATACCTTT